AAATGTTTAGAGTAGAGCGCCGCTTCCTGTAAGTAAATATTATTTATGCGGTCCAAAATATCCCTAGAATGCTGGAACATTAGGACAGGAAGCGGGAACTTACTATACTTTTTCAGATCAAGATTGTTATTAAAGTAATCCTCAACAATGGAGTGATACTTTGTTCCTCTATTAGTAGATCGTTTGGAGATGTTGTTTGCTTTCTCCTCACCAATGCGAGCTCGCCACCTGGCGATGCCCGCTACCTTCTCTTTGTTGTTGCTAATCACAGTGGTGACAGATGGAAACTTATCTCCTGTAGGTGTGAGGTAAACTCGTTTGCCATCCACCATTTCAGCAGACATTTCAATAGGATCTAGTCCCACATGATTAAACAACTTCATAGACCCAGATTGATTTTGTTGATGATATAAGACTTGACAAGACCAGAACGAACGATGTCCTCAATACCGAACTCAACCAGCGAGAACTCATCCATGTTCTGTAGGATGCGTTGGAAGTCCAGGATACCTGAACGCTCACTGATCTTTTGTAGGTCAGTCTGAGCAGCATCACCACAGAAGATGATCTTGCTGTCCTGTCCAACACGAGTGATGATACTATCCAGCTCGTGGAAGTTCAGGTTCTGACACTCGTCAATGATAACAATACAGTTGTCAAGAGTGGTGCCACGAATGAAACTGGTAGACCAGAACGAGATAGTTTCCTGTGCCTTGAGATTATCATAGAGCATCTCAAAACTATTGTCATCAGGCATCTCAAACATGGACTGAACCATGTTCTTGTATGGTATCTGATAGAGAGAAGACTTATCCTCGTGGTCGCCAGGAAGGAAACCAATCTCCCTAGTAGCAACCAGAGAGCGAACGATATAGACTTTCTCATAAGGACTATACTCATTGAGCACATCCTTCAGTGCCTTATAGAGAGCAACAAATGTCTTACCAGTTCCTGCTACACCATAGGCATAGATCATCTGACCTCTGTCCCACTCGTCAAACATCACCTTCTGATTTTCAGTCAGTGGTTCAACAGGGATCATGTAAGCTTCATCAATAGGCTTACGACGCTTACGCTGCTTAGCACTCATGCCTTGTCCTGGTGCTTTGTGTTGTGTCTTCTTTCTTACTGGCATAGGATTAACGATACTTGTCGGTAATAGTTTTGTTTCCTTTGACTGCTGCGTGTTTAGCAATCTTGTTCTTCATGATGTCATGGAACCCAGGATGAGTTTTGCTCATCTTGTCCCATGGATCACCAATGTCCCCAGATGAAGGACAAGTAGATGGATCACTCCAATCTCTAGTCCATTCTGGATTGTCCGTCTTCCACTGCTCCCAGTCATGGACGCTAATCACGACCTCTTTCTGTTCACCAGTTTTAGTATTGATTACAGGGTATGTTGCCATCAGTTCCACTCCAATGCTTCGGCACAAATGGGGAATTGTTCAGCGAAGATTTCCTTACACTGAGCAGCGATGTCCATGTGTTCCTTCTGGGTTCCATGGGCACTGCGTAGATCTATATAGTGCATCCAAGAACGCACAGATCCCGACATGTAGATGCGAGTAGGAGTTGCCAGAGGAAGAACAAAGCGAGCACACTCTTTGGCAATACCAAGGTCAAGCATTTGTTTGTAGATGTCCATGGCACTTTGGAAGTGTCGCTGAATAGTAATCTCAAGTTCTTGCTTAGTGAAAGCATCAACATCATCAATACTATTCTGACGGTTCTTTGTATCCTGACGACGAAGATCAAACAAAGGGATCTCATCTGCCAGCATAGAACTGTCAGCATACCGCTGAGAAAACTCTTGAAATGTGAACGAACGATGACGCAAAATTTGAGCTGCGATACCACGGTTCGTTTCAATTTCAAGCGTCATGAATGCTTGCTCAAACACAGACCAGTGGTTGTGCTTGATACAATACTTCAGGAGACCAGCGACGTTAGGATTCTCCTGATTGTTGGGGTTCGAGACTCTCGCTACGTACCCCATCGTCTTCTCCGCTTCGGGAGTCACTTGCACCAGGCGCACTGATCCATGTTGTTGCGTCATTCTTAAATCCTTTACTCAGTCGTTCACGTTTTGCTGCGAGATCTTTTTTGGCAGTATGAAGTGCCTTCTTCATGTACCAGATCTCTTCATTAGTATACAGCATTGGGTTCTCTTCCGCAAGCTTAATCGCTTTCTTTGCTGCTTTGATAGTATCTTTGAATCTCATTAAAGATTTACCTCCTGTAAGTATTGGAGGAATGCCTCTTCAGCACCCTCTGTAGTTTGATTGCCTTGGGATACCCAATCGTGGCAGAACTCGTACAGGTGCTTGGTAGTTTTCAATTTGAAATACTTTTTCAACTTGAGGAATACTTCTGCGCGAAGAACCATTCGTTCCTCACTGTATCTCCAGTCAGTCTGGGTATCCATCATCGTCTCCGTCATTGTAATTGAATCCAAATTGCGGACCACCTTGCTGCAATTGAATCTTGTAAGCATCGGTGTCAGAATAAACCTCACTCTCCAGTGCATCTACTAGAGACTTGAGGTTCTTGACGATGAGTTTTAGTCTCTCTTTATCCATGTATTTATTCTAACATGTGTCAGAATTATAGCATAAAAAAAGGAGGGGATCAACCCCTCCTGTTGCTTGGTTCTACTTTAAGTAGTCCCTCAAAGTATTCGTGTAAGTGCATCCGATAGCAGGACCAGTATGTTACTCCTCTATATTTGAGTTGATAACAACTGGGTGGTCTGCTATCACTATCCATATCAGTTTTATGATACCGATAGTTCTCCATATCACTTGTTATAAGTGTGACCTCTGTAGCAGAAAGTACCATGTACTTCTTCAGCACCTTGCTGACACTCATAGCGGACACCACGGTAAGAGGTGACAGCAATCTGAGCATCGTGAAGAGCTGCTTGCTTCTTGATTTGATTACGGATGAGATTAAGGGTGTTCATGAGTTTGTCTCCTGAAATACTAAGGTTTATGAAAACCCGTTCCTTCAGTCGTGTGCGTCCTGTGCTTCAAAGCATTGAGGGTCTGTATGTTCCATCCAATGGATGTAAATATCAGCTTTCTCAAAAGGAGTGAAGAGAGTTGTCTCATCTAATCCTTGCTTCAACCATTTTAGATCTTCACAGCGAAGATAATTCTCCACTGGGACATGACTAAAAAAGATCAGTGCTAATGAAAGCATAGGATGAACGCTCCGTTCCGCGACTTACTTGCGTCCTCCTCTGGGAGGAGGATGAACGTATGGTTATTATACCATACTATGTATGCTTTGACAATTGTATTGGTTGATACAGTTTAGTTTCCTGAGAGGTAAAAAGATTTTCCTCTAGCACGACAGACACGTTTTACTACAGCATCATACCTAGGTTCTGGTTCTTCAGTCAAAAGATCTTTTGCAAATCGAAATGCTACTTGATAATTTGAAAACTTAAATACTTCATCATAAGTTTTTGCAGACACAAGAACACCATCATTACGTTGCAATTTCATTACATGATAGTCTTTTGATTGATATTTTCTGTATAGAATACACCAAACACCTTTTGGATCTGAGTTCATTTCTTTTTCTTTCTTGGATCTTGCCAGAGTTTAGGATTAGTCCTGCCCTCTGTTTGTCTCATGCTAATTACATTGCGGTATTTATCCCAATAGTAATCAAAAATATCAACACGCTTGGAAGCAACTGCGATGTCATATACAACACCCTTGCCATCATCAAACTCTATTAGGTAAGCAGTATGTGGTAGAGATCTATCCTGTGCCAGTTCGGGATCACAATTTGCATGAATAATATTTACTCCCTTCCCCATCAGGAACGTCCTCCCCACTGAATAGATGGGAATGCTTCCTCCACACACTGCTTAGTGATCTTCCAACGCTTTCCAAGAGCCTTGTCCTTCATCAGAGACAGAACCTCTGCCTCACCCTTGTGTAGACCCTCTAGCAGTTGAATGAAGAGGGTCTCACGACGGGTCTGAGAGATGTTAGCACCACCTTTGAAGAAGAGATAGAGTTTACGATACTCATGTAC